CGTAATTAATTGACAAATTATTCTACAATGTATATAATTTAGATATTAAAATTATGTATTTTAGGAGGAGTAAAGGGAAATGAAGAGAGTATTAGTATTAATTATGGCTTTAATGCTTACATTAATATCTGCGTGCAGCACAAATACATCTACACCAGTAGCAGATGATAAGAATGTAGTGCAGAATGGAGAAAAGCAAGAAGACAAAGCACAAGACAGTAAAAAAGAAGAGAAGATAAACCTATTTGAAGAGTTTGAAAACAATCTTAATAAAGATTTTGAATTCGAAAAAGTAATCAAAGCAGCAGAGATGATTGATGCAAATGAGGGATATGGTTACAAGTTTAATGATGGTAGAAAAGTAGAAGTTTACAGATTTGATGATAAAGATAAGCTCAAGGACTTTTTAGAAAATGGGTTTAAGATTGAAGGCTTTAATATAACATTAAAGGCTGCAGCCAACAAAGACAATTTTGTTATAATTAATACTTGTGATAATGACGAAAATATAGATGACATAATAAAAGTATTCAATAAATAAATATAAAGATTCTATATAAAAATTAAGCACTCAAAAGGGTGCTTTTTTAGTATAAATTTTTACAAGGAAGTGGTCCAATATCTCGTTTAAGCTCGCGTTAAGAGCTTTTTATATGTCAGCTAATTAGACATTAAACTGTTAGGAAATCAAAAATAATTGAACATGGTGGGCATTGAACGCTATGGGCTAGGAGGATACATGAAACACAATGAATTTTTATTAAAACTAAGGTTACAATTGTTTGCTGAAGGTGCTGAGCCTGGAGCAGGTAGCACAGGGGCAGAACCAGGGGCAGGTGAACCTGGTAACGAGCCTAAAACTTTTGATGATGTACTTAAAGATAAAGCTTATCAATCTGAATTCGATAAGAGGATTGCAAAATCTTTAGAGACAGCAAAATCTAAATGGGAAGCGGAATCACAAAAGAAACTTGAAGATGCTACAACAGAAGCAGCTAAATTAGCGAAGATGAACGCTGACCAAAAGGCTGAGTATGAAAATCAAAAGAAACTTGATGATTTAGCTAAGAGAGAAAAAGACATAAATACAAGAGAATTAAAAGCACAAGCTTATGAAACTCTTGCGGAAAAAGGACTGCCTAAGGAGCTTGTTGAAATTCTTAATTATTCGGATGCAGAACAATGCAATAAAAGCATTGAAGCTGTAGAAAAAGCTTTCCAATCAGCTGTAGAGAAAGCCGTAAACGATAAATTAAGAGGTAAAGGAGATCCAAAAGGTGGTACAGGAAGCTCTGATACATCAGATGCTTCTTTAAGAAAAGCATTTGGACTAAAATAATAATAAAAGAAATGGAGAAATTAAAATGATAAAAAATAACGGTGTTAGTAAATTTTTATTGCCTTTGAACATTCAATTGTTTGCAAATACAATAGCCCTAGCAAAGAAATATGTTCCTCTGTTGGATGAGGTGTATAAGAATACAGCTAAAACAGCTGTGTTAGAAAGTGATGCAGAACTTGCTAGAGCAGGTGCGAACGCAAATGAGATAGTTATTCCAAAACTATCTATGGATGGATTAGCTGATTATAGTAGAAATAGTGGCTATGTATCAGGCGACGTTTCTCTTACATATGAAACTGTAACGTTTAACTATGAAAGAGGAAGAATGTTCTCAGTTGATGCAATGGACAACGAAGAGACTCAAGGAATAGCTTTTGGCAAGCTAGCAGGTGAATTTATTAGAACAAAAGTTGTTCCTGAATTAGATGCATTTAGATTTGCTACCTTGTCAGCTGTACAAGGCATCTCAAAAGTTGCAGTAGGAGCAGCTTTAGCTGATGGAGCGGCAGTTATAGCAGCTTTAAGAGTAGCTGCAAATAAAATGGATGAAGACGAGGTCCCATTAGAGGAAAGAGTTTTATTTATCACACCTACGCTAAAAGGTATGATAGCTGATCTAGATACAAGCAAGTCAAAAGAAGTTTTAGCTAAGTTTGGAGCTATAGTCGAAGTTCCTCAAACTAGATTCTATACTGCTATAGATTTAAAAGATGGAACAACCGTGGGAGAAGAAGCTGGAGGATACGTTAAAGCAGAAGCTGGAAAAGATATTAATTTCCTAATTGTTCATAAACCTGCCGTTTTACAATTTACTAAGCATGCAGTTCCTAAGATTATAACTCCTGAAGCTAACCAAGATGCTGATGCCTGGAAATATGGCTATAGAAACTATGGTCTTGAGGATGTTTACGAAAATAAGGTTGCTGGTCTTTACTTGCACCATAAAGCGTAGTGAGGTGATAACATGGCAAGAACTATAGGATTAGTATTTAATAAAGAGCCTAAACCCTTAGGCTCTTTTACAGTTGAGCATTTAAAAGCTTTAGCTGTTGAAAATGGAATTGAGTTTGATGCAAAGGTCAAAAAAGCAGATTTGATAGCTCTGCTAGAAAGTAAAGAAAAAGAATCGGAAGAGGATGGAGAATAATCCATCCTCTTTTAACGAGGTGAATTATGTCTCAATTAGAAAAAGTTAAAATTAGATTAGATATCACGGATGATACAAAGGATGGGTTGCTTGAGCAGCTCCTTGAGGATGCCGACAATGAAATAAAAGATTATTGTAATCGAGATACATTACCAACAAAAGCTTTAGGACTTCAAAGAGATTTAGCTATAGTTTATTATAATCGTCAAGGTGCTGAGGGTGAAAGCTCGCGTTCAGAGGGTGGAATATCTGTTAGTTATTCTACAGAGATACCAGGTAACATAAAAAGTCGCTTAACTGCTTTAAGGCAACTAAAGGGGGCACAGATAGCTAATGCGAATAAAGAATAAGAAAACATACTATCAAAAGCTTAAGACAGTTGTTACAGATAGGGAAGGTGGTAAATATCCTGGTTATTCTTCTGAAGCTAAAGAAATAAAAGCAAATATCTGGCCTGCTAGTGGAAAACTTCAAGCAGAAATGTATGGATTAAGAATCAATAATATTCTTAACATGCTTTATGATGGTAATATAGCAATTACTGAAAGTGACGGTATTTGTGTATATGTTGATTCCCAATCAGAACCGGATTATAAAGTTATATCTAAGAAAGAATATTCTCATGGAGTTTATGAACTGGAGAAGATATGAGCAAAATAGAGGGTTTAGATAGCTTATTAGAAAAGTTAGATAGTCTTGGTGGCAATGCAGAAAAGACTGTGCATCAAGCTGTAAATAAGATGGGTTTGTTTGTACAAGGCGAAGCTAAAGACTTATGTCCTGTAGATACTGGAGACTTAAGGCAATCTATTCAATTAAACGTTGTACAAGCAGAAGGAAGAGTAAGCTCTGTGATATCTACTAACAGCGACCATGCAGCATATATTGAGTTTGGTACCGGTTCAAAAGGAGAAAATACTCCAATTAAAGATAAGTATCCTGGAGAGCTAAGTTATCATAAAGGACCTTGGTTTATCCACGAGGATATGATGAATGGGCTAAGTATTAAGCCTGAACATGTAGAAAACATCCCTTTCATTATTGGAAAAGACGGTAAAAAGATGTATATAATGAATGGACAACCGGCCCAACCATTTCTGTATCCAGCTCTGAAAAACAACCGAGAAAAAATATTAAACGGCATTAAAGATGAAGTGCAAAAATCTATAAAGGAGATATCCGGACAATGATAAATGTTAAAGACCAAGTCTATGATGTAATAAAAGGCTTGTGCGAAAATGTGACAGATAGTTACCCATCAGACTGGGCTACGCTTCCAGCAATACAGTATGTAGAAGAAGATAATAAAGTCGCACAATGGACTGATGGAGCAGAACAAATGTCATATCTAAGATATAAAATTGATATTTGGCACAATAGAAGTACAAGTGATACTACTTTATTGGTTGATACGGCTATAAGCGCATTAGGGCTTAAACGTACAGCGTGCCAAGATGTTGCTGATCCAAGCGGATTAAAACACAAAGTTTTAAGATATGAAGGTGTCATAGATGTAGAAACACAAATGGTATTCCAATATAACAATTAAGGAGAGTGATATAAATGTTAGCAAATGGAATTAAATTAAAATATAAGTCGGGTGAAGCAGTGGAGTTCACAGAACTGCTAGGACTAAAAGAAGTTCCTGAAATGGGTGTTGAACCTGAGAAGGTGGAGAATACTTGTCTATCTGATGAAGTGAAGCAGTATGAATATGGAATCGGTGATCCAGGAGATATGGCTTTTAAATTCAAGTATGATAATAAGTCAGCTAATAGCTCATATAGAATTTTAAGAGGGTTGTCAGATAGTAAGACTGTAGCAAGTTTTACGCTTGAATACCCTGATGGAACAATGTTTGAGTGGGATGCACAAGTTAGTGTAAAAATAAGTGGTGGTGGAGTAAATGCACCAATAGAATTTGATGCAAACATGGCCCTACAAAGCGCCATTGCTGTAACGGATCCAGCATAAACAATTAAAGCACTCTTATTACGAGGGTGCTTTTTTAATCTAATAAAATTTGGAGGATGAAAATGAAAAAACCTTTTGCAATTTGGAAAGTTAAAGATAAAGAGTATAAATTAAAATTAAAAACAAGCACAGTGTGTAAGCTTGAGGAACAGTTAAAATGTAATTTGCTCAACTTGTTAAACCAAGGTATACCACCAATTTCTACAATGCTAATTGTAACTCATGCAGCAATGAAAGAGTGGGAGCACGGTATAAAACTAAACGATGTACAGGATCTCTTTGATGAATACTGCGAAGAAGGCGGAAGCCAAACAGACTTTGTAACGGATGTATTCTTAGAAATATATACGGTAAGTGGTTTTTTCTCACAAGCTCAAGCGGAGACTATGACAGAGAAGATAGAGGAAGCGAAAGAGCAGATGTAGAAGAATCAGAATATAAAAATTTAACAGCTATTATAGAGGAATTGTATCCAGTATGTTTAGATATTGGTATAAATCCTTATGCGTTTTGGGACTATTCTATCGGAGAATTAGAGGACTTGATTAGTTCTTATTATAGAACAAAGACATTAAGAGATAAAGAAAATGCTACGTATTATTGGGTGCTATCTAAGCAAATAGGAGAGGAAATAGCAATCTTATTCGACACTAAAAACGAAATAGCCCCTAAAAAGATATGGGAGTATTATCCGACATTGTTCGAGAATGAAAAATCGCAGTTTGAAGATGATGAAAAAAAGGCTCAATTAGAACTTCATATAGCAAGGATGAAAGATTATATGCTTAGACACAATTCAAGGTTAGGAGGTGGTAATTAGTGGAGTTAGAAAGATTACAAGTTGTTATAGAGGCGTCAATAGCAGGTTATAAAGACAAGGTAAAGAAGGTCAAAGAAATTACCGGAGAAGCTACTAAAAAAGTATCTGACGAAATGGATAAAATAAAGAAAAGTTTTAGTGAGGCAACTAAGGGCAAAACTGATGCATCTAATCTAGACTTGTATAAAGCTAAAATAAAAGAAACAGAAGAAACACTAACTGATTTGAAAGTTCAAAGCGAAAAAGCTATGAACACTCCTGTTAAAACTGCTAGCATGGATAAATATAGTTCTAAGATAAAAGAGATTAAAGAACAATTAGCGGTTGCTTATGCACAGATGGACCACATACAAAACAAGGCATTTACTGGAATATCTGAAATGCCGTATCCTGACGATACTTCAAGAGAACAAGCTCTGCAAGATACATTAGCAAAAGATAAAGCTTATCAAAAATTAAGTAATACCGTTAATAAACTAACCGCGGACCTTGAGACTCAAAATGTAGCACTTGCTGAATCAGCTAGTTTAGCAAACAAAAATAAAGCTGATGAATTTAAGAGACAAAAGAAAACTATAGCAGAACTTGAAGAGCAATTAAAAAGCCTTAACATTACATTAGATGAAAACTTAAAAAAACAAAATAGTATAGGCGGTAGACTTTCAACCTTTTGGGATAAATTAAGAAATTCTATGAGTAAAGTTAATACTACAAATAAAGCAGTTAAGAACAGTACAAAAAGTGTAAATGCTGGACTTAAAGGAATGAATGTAGGATTAAAAAATTCACTACTTGCAACTAATCCATTATCGAAGTCTATTTTCAGGCTATCAAATATGTTTAAGTTGATGGTCTTAAGAATGGTCATGAGAAAAGCTTTTAATGCAATACTTGCAGGGTTTAAAGATTTGGCCAAAGCAAATGCTGGATTTAATAGTTCAATGTCAACTTTACAGAGCGGTTTTCTCCAAGCAAGGAACGCATTATCAACAGCTTTTGCTCCAGCACTTAAAGCTTTAACTCCTCTAATAACAAATATTACAAATTCATTGATCAATGCTATGAATGTAATAGGAATGTTTACATCAAGATTATTTGGAAATACTTCTACATTTATAAAAGCTAAGCAAGTTACTACAGACTATGCAAAAAGTTTAGGTGGCACTGCTGATGCTGCTAAAAAAGCACAAGGATCCTTAGCTGGATTTGATGAGATTAATACTATTGGTAGTAAAAACGATGGGACTAATGAATCAGGACTACCTAAACCTGAAGATATGTTTGAAGAAATAGAAATTCCTTCAGATAAGTTAAGCTTCCTGGATAGTATTAAAGCAAAGATAGATAAATTGTTAGTGCCATTAAAAAGCATTAACTTTGAAAATTTAAACAGTTCTTTTGAAAATTTAAAAAAGTCAGTAGAGCCAATAACTAAAAATCTTTTTAGTGGTTTAGAGTGGGCTTATTTTAATATTTTAGTACCTTTTTCAGAGTGGGGTGCTCAATATGCTTTACCTGGATCATTTAATTTATTAGCTGCAGCGTTAGGAGTATTAAATAGTATAATCGAGGCGTTAAAACCATCAGCAATATGGTTGTATAATGAATTTTTAGAACCTTTTGGACAATGGGCAGGAGATAAGATAATTGAAGCTTTAGATTTAATAACTGAAAAATTGGATAAATTCTCTAAATGGGTAGATGAAAATCAAGAACTCGTACAAAAAATAGCGCTAATTACTGGTGCCATTGTTCTTGGAGTAATGGCTGTATTAGGTGCTTTTAAATTAATCTCTGCAGTCACAACAATCATCACAACAGTACAAACAGTAATAGGGTTAGCTACAGCAGCTATAAGCGGTGCGTTTTCAGCTATTAGCCTTCCAGTATTAGTTGTAATTGGGATAATAGCATTATTAGTTGTGGCATTTATAGACCTTTGGAAAAAATCAGAGGAATTTAGAAGCAATGTAACTAATATGTTGAACACAATAGCTGAAATAGGCAAAAATATATGGGAAACTATTTTAAAACCTATATTTGATACATTGATGGAAACTATTGACTGGTTGTGGACAAAACATCTTAAGCCCTTATTAGATAACATATGGGGATTGGTACAGGATCTAATTGAATGCGTTGTAGCGATAATGAATGGTTTTATATTGCCCTTGATATCTGCTTTTGTGGATCAACTTGGGCCTGGTATAGCAAATGTTGTCCAAATAATCGTTGGCGTAGTAGGTTCTATCCTTGGTACTTTCTCAGATGTAATAAGTGGAGTTATAACAGTAATAAGAGGTATAGTGCAATTTATAACTGGAGTGTTTTCAGGAGATTGGAAGAAAGCATGGACAGGCATAGTAAATATTTTCAAAGGTATTTTTGAAGGTGTTGGTGGAATTATAAAAGGTGTTGTCAATGTAGCGATTGACCTTATAAATGGTATGATGAGAGCCGTAACAAACGGTTTGAATTTTGTTATTAAAGCTATGAATAAATTACAATTTACTATCCCGGATTGGGTGCCAGGTATCGGCGGTCAGACATGGGGAATAAACATACCAACCTTAACAGCTCCAACAATTCCTAAGCTTGCTCAAGGTGCAGTCATACCACCTAATAGTGAATTTCTTGCAATTCTCGGAGACCAAAAAAGTGGTACTAATATAGAAACTCCGGAAAGGCTTTTAAGACAAATTGTTAGAGAGGAATTAGGAAGTATGGCACAAGGTGGCGGAGATATAACAATTGAAAACAATATGTATCTTGATGGTGATGTAGTGTTTAGAAACATTAAAAAAATAGCATGGGAAGAATACGCACGTAGTGGCGAATCGCCTTTACCTATTTAAGAAAGGAGTAGATATGGCAGATTTTATTAAAATAAATGGAATATATGTACCTACTCCTGCTTCTTTTGATTGGCAGATGTCGGATTTAGATGCATCATCAGAGCGGTCTGCTGCTGGGTTATTGATCAGAGAGCCTGTAAGGAGAGGGGTAAGAAAGATTAGTTTTAACTGGAATGTGTTGAAGGATATGCAAAAATTTTATGATTTTATAAATATGTTGGACAATCTACCCGCTGAGTTCGAGTTGGAATACCCGGATGCGAATGGAAACCTAGTTACTAAAATTATGTACCGAGGTGATGTTACAGCAAACATGTACAAATATGCAAATAACAAAGGTCATTGGAAAGGTTTAAGAACAAGCTTTATAGAAATTTAGGCAGGTGATAATGTGATAAATGCAAGTCAAGCATGGAAAGATAATGTTTATAGTGGTACAGATAAAAAGATAATATTTACTATTGGTGATGTTGGGCTAACAGACGATGATATACAGGGCAATGTAGAATTACAAGAGACTTGTACCAATGCGAATGATATAAAAATTGGTAGTTGCATTGCTTCTATGCTTAAATTTAACGTCACAAATACAGGCCAAACGATAGATTTTATAAATAATGATATATCTGTCCAAGTAGGTATAAAAATCCCTTCTACAAGCGAATTTGAGTTCGTTTCAATGGGTATTTTTTTATTAGATAGCGTAAATGATAAAGACGAAAGAGTGCTTAAAATTACATGTAGAGACAGAATGAAACTATTCGATAAAGATTGCACAGAGTTTTTGACTACAAGGATATATCCTGTGTCATTGTGGAATTTTACTAATCAGCTTTGTAATTATGTAGGAATAGAACTTGAAAATACAACAATTACAAATGGTGCTTATCTTATTGAAAATAACTTTAGCGCTCAAGAAATATCAGGACTACAAATATTATCATGGATAGGTGAAGTAGCTGGAAGTTTTGTAAATGTTAATCGTTATGGAAAGCTTGTATTTAAGAACTTTACTAATACCATAGTTGGTAAAAATATAACTGATAGAGATTATATTAATTTCGAAGTAGCTAAGTATTCTGTACCACAAATTACAAGACTCCAAGTAGCAGTGCAAGAAAATGATTTAGGAGTAATAGTAGGTAGCGGAAACATAACCTATTCCATTATAAACAATCCTTTATTATACACAAATTCAGCAGAAATCCTTATCCCTGTAATGAATAACATACTTGTACAGTTACAAGCTATTCCAGTATATTATCCTGTTAAGGCATATGGAAAAGGCAACCCAGCTATAGAAACAGGCGATATTTTAAATGTAGTGACAGTAAAAGGGCAAGCAGTAAAAGTTCTAGTAATGAATCGTAAACTTATCTATAAAAAGAGTTTTCGAGACACATACGAGAGCTTTGGAACTACTACTGTAGGAAATAAAAGGATTGTTCATAGTAATATTATTCAACTTAAAGGCAAGATGAATATCTTAACTCGTACTTTGGAAGGAAACATTCTAAAAGTTGCTGACCTTGAAGCTGGTTATAATGAAATTGTACAAACAGTCAACGAGCTATCTATTGAAGTTGCAGATATGGACTTAAACAACATAGCTACTTATTATCAAACACAAACACCTACAGAAAACATTAAACCTGGTGATATATGGTATAATCCAGGAAGCAATTACATAGTTGACAATTTAACTATGAAAGTTGATGAAATGTTAATGACCGTTGATGAGTTGATAGTTGTCAATAGTGCTTTAAAGAGATGGAACGGCACAGCATGGGAAGAGATAAAAGATAAAGAGACAGTAAAGAATGTAGCTGACTTAAACGTAAGAGCGGATGAAATAAGCTTAAAAGTTGCTAGCGCAGAGGGTAATATTGGAGAATTACAACTTACAGCAACTGAATTATCTGCTCAAATTACAAACGCTGAGGGAAATATAGCTAATTTAATATTATCTGTAAACAATTTTTCTATTGCGTTAACAGCAACGGATGAGAGAGTATCAGAACTTATACTAACTGTAGATAGTTTTGAAGCAAGAGTAACTGATGCAGAAGGAAATGCAGCAAGTGCAATTCTAAAAGCTGAGGCAATAGAATTAGCAGTAAGCAACACTAAAGTTACAATTGATAGTACAAGTGGTGTTACTATTAAAAATGGTGGATTGAGAATATTAAACAATAGCAATGATGAAACGTTTAGGATCACATCTGGTGGCGCTATAGAAATGCAAGGCGAATTGTATAACTTGTATGGACAACTTGGTGTTAGATTGTATCAAGGTAAAATAGATTTTACTGCTGGCAACAGCGCAAGCACACAAACTTGGTTTACAAGCACAGTAGGTTCTATTTATGGTTATTATTATTCTCAAATAACCAACATACGAGAATTAATTATAGCAGGTTACAACAGGACAACAATTAAAAGCGACTATAATAGTGCCGTATACTATCAAATGAACACTGTTTATAATAGTGC